ATACACAGAAGAAAACCTTTGGTCCTTCTACTATTGCCTATGGTCATGGAGAATGTCCAAGATATTGGTACCTTGCATTTGAGGGAGCAGTATTTGAGGATAATGCTGACCCATATGCTGTTGCAAACATGAGCAATGGAACGCTGGCCCATGGAAGAATTGAGGAAGCATTTAAGAACTCTGGAATTTCTATTGATTCAGAGTTTAAGATTTTTAATGATGATCCTCCAATTTTTGGTTATGTAGATAACTTTATTAATTGGAAGGGTGAAGAAGTAGTTGTTGAAGTAAAGACAACCAACAACGAAGTCTTTGAATATCGTAAGCGTACAGGTAAACCTAAGATGGGACATGTTGTACAGATACTTATCTATATGAAGATTCTTAAGAAGGCTAAGGGTGTTCTTATCTATGAGAATAAGAATAACCATGAACTTCTTGTTATTCCAGTAGAAGTAAATGATCATTATCGTAAATGGATTGATGAAGCTTTTGAATGGATGAGAGTTGTTCGTAAGTCTTGGGAAGTTAAAGAGCTTCCAACAAAGAACTATAGATCAAATTCTAAGATTTGTAAAAACTGTCCAATTAGAAAAGCATGTGACGAAGCAGGAGCAGGTGTTGTTAAAATAGCATCCCTGGAGGAACTGAGTGAAGCTTTGTAGCAGATGTGATATTAGGTTTAGCCCAAAGGTCAGTTATCAAATTTACTGTAGCCTTGAGTGCAGAGACCTTGCTACAAAAGATAAGATTCAGGAAAGATATCAGATAACTCGTAGACAAAAAAGAAAGGGGAAGGACCGTAGATGCTTAGGTGGATGCGGGACTTCTCTTTCTATATATAACGACTCTGGATTTTGTGCAAACTGTAATGTAAGTGAAAAAGCAGTAAATAAAATGTTAAAGGAATTAAAAGGATTTATTGAGTATGAGCAAGAATAGGTGGGGGATTGAATTGAAGCCAGAGCGTATTTGTGCTATTGATGCAAGCACTAACAGTCTTGCCTATGCAACATTCCACGGGGGATCTTTAAAAGAGTATGGAAAGATTAATTTTGAAGGAAAAGATATTTATGAAAAGGTCATTGACGCTGGAAGAAAATCAAAAGGTTTGTTTGAATACATTGTCAATGTAGATGCTATTGTTATTGAGCACACTGTATTTATGAATAGCCCAAAGACTGCTGCAGACTTAGCACTAGTTCAAGGAGCACTGCTTGGCGCAGCTGGTCAATCTGGAATTCGTACTATTGGAAAGGTTTCACCAATAACTTGGCAAAACTTTATTGGTAACAAAAAGATATCAAAGGAAGAAAAAGCTATTATTGTCGCAAGAAATCCTGGCAAATCTGAGTCATGGTATAAAACATATGAGCGCAACTTACGCAAGCAAAGAACAATTGACTTTATTGAGTTTACATATAATAAGAAAGTTGAAGATAATGATGTTGCTGATGCCTGTGGTATTGGGCATTGGGCTATAAAAAATTGGTACAAAGCTATAGGGGTTGATAAGTAATGCCTGAGTTAAATGCAAACATTCCGCCAATAGAATGCTATGTGCGTGGAAACTTTTTAAGAGATCAGTTAGATAGTCATGATCAATACTTTCCTTGTGTAATTTTTGGTGTATCAAGTATTAAAGCAAGGAGCCCATTATTTCATTTTATGATGGAAGATGGTGGAATTTGGTGGAGAATGCCAATCAATGCATTTTGTACTAAGCCAGGAGTTCCAGAAGAGCCAATCCATAACCTTGTTTTATGGAATTCTTTCAGCTCTCATGTTTCTGTTACAAAGTTTCAAGCATTAAGTAATATGAGAATGTCATATATGGACAGAACCCAAACAACTATTCCTGGAACATATTTATTTACACTTGACTGGCACAGTCCAGAAACAAACATTTTAGATGATGGATATTCTGAAAATCCAGGTCAGCATAAGTGTGGTCATGTCATTCAAAGAGATGACGGAAACTTTGCGGTACAGCCAAATAACAGAGTAAGGATTAAAGAGCCATCTTTTGTTACTAAAAAAGAACTACTAATAAAGAGACTAATTAATACAAACAAGTGGGATGTTGAAAGTTATGACAAATGGATTCTTGAAGATTCAGATGCCTACAACTATGATGTTCTTGAGTCAGAAGGTAAGCCATGAGTGATAGAGATAGCTTTTCATTTAAAGAAGAAGACTCTGATGTGACTCTCACTGTAACAACTCTTGCTCCAACAAAATGGTTATTGATGGATCGTGAGACTGGGCAGATGTACCAAGGAAGTCCAAGAGGGTACTGGGATAGGCTTGATCCTGTTATAAAGTTTGACAAAGAGCTATGATGTCTGGTAAACTATATACTTCAGAAGTGTGGCTAAAAAAAAGATTTCTTATTGATAAGAAGTCTCCAGAAGAAATTGCAAAGGAATGTGGGGCAAGCGTAGAAACTATCTATGTTTATCTTGCTAAATTTAATCTAAGAAAGAGTAGACGATGAATAAAACACAAAAACTTCTTATAGGTTTAGGGGTTGCTGGTGCAGTAGGCTTAACATATGTTATTTCAGCGCTCAAAGGTATGCCAGAAGCATTTGACTGGGAAGATGATGAGTTTAGTGAGTGAACATACAGAGTTAAAAATTACAGTTGATCAAGTCAATCATCCACTTCACTATACCTCTGATCCAAGCGGAATAGAAGCAATTCAGATTACACGCCATCGCAATTTTAATATTGGAAATGCATTTAAGTACCTCTGGAGAGCTGGACTTAAAGATGAAGCAAAAACAATACAGGATCTTGAAAAAGCAATATTTTATATTAAAGATGAAATTAATAGACTAGAGGGTAAATACCGTGTCAACTGAAGAAGATCTAGTTAAACATCTTGATCAGGTAAATACAGTCGTAAGTGAATACCTTAAGGGTAATGATCCTACAGTAATTTCAAAAGAGCTAGACATTCCACGAACACGTGTTGTTTCTCTAATCAATGAGTGGAAAACAATGGCATCTGACAATGCTGCAATCCGTGCTCGTGCTAAAGAAGCACTTGTCGGTGCTGATACACACTACAGTAAATTAATAACAAGATCTTACGAAGTTATTGATGAAGCTTCTATGACAAACAATCTTAGCGCAAAGACTGCTGCAATTAAACTTGTTATGGATATTGAATCAAAGCGAATTGATATGCTACAGAAGGCTGGCCTTCTTGAGAATAAAGAACTTGCAGAAGAGATGGTTGAGATTGAGCGTAGGCAGGAAGTGCTTGTTGGAATACTTAGAGACATAGCATCAGAACACCCAGAAGTTCGTGATATTATTATGCAACGCTTATCCTCTATTGCAAGAGAAGGAGAAGTGATTACAGTTGTCCACGATGTTCAATGAGTTTCTAGAAGTACTAAAAGAAAATCATTTTGTTGAGAAGCCTGTAGATGCAAAGACATTTGTTGAGTCTCCAGACTATCTTGGGCAACCACCACTATCCGACATTCAATATACAATTGTAGAGGCCATGAGCCAGATTTATCGTAAAGAAGATGTTGTTGATATTATGGGAGATGCAGGTGAAGAGTACTATAAAAAATATACTAAGAATGAACTTATCCTGCAACTTGGCAAGGGATCTGGAAAAGACTTCGTATCAACAGTATCATGTGCATATGTAGTGTATAAAATGCTATGTCTGAAAGACCCAGCAATATATTATGGAAAGCCTGCAGGAGATGCTATTGATATCATTAACGTTGCAGTCAATGCCCAACAAGCAAAAAACGTTTTCTTTAAAGGTTTTAAATCAAAGATTGAAAGATCACCATGGTTTGCAGGAAAGTATAATCCAAAAGCAGACTCAATTGAGTTTGATAAATCAATCACAGTTTACTCTGGCCACTCTGAGCGTGAGTCGCATGAAGGTTTGAATTTATTCATGGCAGTACTTGATGAGATTTCTGGTTTTGCATCAGAGGTGGCAACAGGAAATGAGCAAGGAAAGACTGCTGACAATATCTATAAAGCATTTCGTGGTACTGTAGATTCTCGCTTCCCTGATCTTGGTAAGGTTGTTCTTCTATCATTCCCCCGCTATCAAGGTGACTTTATTTCTCAACGGTATGATTCAGTAATTGCTGAGAAAGAAATCATAGAAAGAACACACAAGTTTATTATTAATGAAGATCTTCCACATGATAATCCAGACAATAACTTTGAAATATCCTGGGATGAAGACAATATACTTTCATATAAGATTCCTAAAATATTTGCATTAAAGAGGCCTACATGGGAAGTAAACCCTACTCGTAAGATTGATGACTTTAAGATTGCATTCTTAACAGACTTAGGGGATGCAATGATGCGTTTTCTTTGCACCCCAACATACTCATCTGATGCCTTTTTTAAGCAAAAGGATAAGCTAATTAGCTGTATGACATTAACAAATCCTGTTGATAGTTTTAGAAGGTTTGCAGAAAACTTTAAGCCAGATCCAGATAAAATATATTATGTCCACGCTGACCTTGCACAGAAGCACGATAAGTGTGCCGTTGCAATTGCTCACGTAGATAAGTGGGTAAATATTCAGGTAATTAAGGATTATGAACAAGTAGCCCCTATCGTAATAGTAGATGCAGTAGCATGGTGGGAACCAAGATCAGAAGGGCCAGTTGATTTATCTCAGGTTAAGCAGTGGATTCAAAACCTTAGAAGACAAGGCTTTAACATAGGCATGGTTTCTTTTGACCGTTGGCAATCATTTGATATTCAGCAAGAGCTTAAAGCAGTAGGAATAAGAACTGATACTGTTTCTGTTGCAAAAAAACACTATGAAGATTTAGCAATGATGATCTATGAAGAGCGAGTTGCTATGCCAATGATTCCATTACTCTTGGAAGAAATGTCAGAGTTGAAGATTATGAAGGGCAATCGTGTTGATCACCCTAGAAAGAAATCTAAAGACTTGGCAGATGCTGTTTGTGGTGCTGTTTTTGGTGCTATCTCTCACACCCCAAAGGATATAGATATTGAAATAGAGATTCATACCTGGGGAACAAGTGATAAACTTGCTAGACAGCAGAGAGCTATGGTAGAATTGGAAGACAGGCAAATGCCTGAAGACGTCAAGGACTTTCTTGACAATTTAAAACTAATATAATAAGGAGAAAAATGAATTCATTTAAGAAAATTGCTTTAGGTCTTGCTGCAGCTATGACCTTTGGCGTTATGTCAGCACTTCCGACAAGTGCTGCTGTAAATGCAGATACCTTTACAATTGATGCAGTTGCTGATACAGTAATTGCTGGTGAGTCTGCAACAGCAGTTGTAACGGTTGGGTTTTTAGCACAAAATACATCAGACACAGTAACAGTCACATCTGGCATGACATCATTGCCAGCAGGTGCTGCAAAGCTAGCAACACTTTCTGTGCTTGAGACAACCAGCGCAGTAGTTGTCGCTGGATTAGGAAACTTTTCTGCAGACGTTGCTTCAACAAGCAATTCTGTTGCAAATGTTTCTGCAAAGCTTTTGGTAACACTAGATACACCATCTGTTCCAGGAACATATGTTGTTAGATTGACACCTTCTTTGAAGACTGGTGTTACTGGTGTTCTCAACTCTGTTCCACTAACATGGACAGTAACAGTAAATGCTCCAGATCTTAAGACATCTGCAGCAACATCAACATCAATTCTTAATGCTGGAGAAACAACATCAGCAACAGCAGATGCAACAGTTTATGCATCAAAGACTGTTTCAGCAGATGCAGCAGCAGTTATTGTTGTTACACAGAAGAATGCAGCAGGCACATCTGTTGCAGAATCTCTTACAGCAATTGTTAGCGGTCCAGGTATGATTGGTGCGGGATCAAATCCAACAACAATCACTTCACAGGGTCGTGCACTTACACTTGCAGCAGGACAACACATTGGTGTCTTTGCTGACGGTACTGCTGGAGTTGGAACAGTTACAATTACAACACAATCAGGTGTAGTTCTTGCTACAGAGTCTGTAACATTCTACGGAGATATTGCACGAATTGTTGCAACATCAACTAAGTCTGTTATTGCAACAGGATCAAACTCAGATGTTATTTCTGCAGTTGCATATGATGCAGCAGGAGTTACAGTAGGAGCAGGAACACTATATGCAACATCAGCAGACCTTACAACAATTAACAATGCTGCAACTTCAGCGACCATTGTCAATGGTGTAGCAAAGTTTGCTGCAACAGGTGTAAAGACTGGCCTAGCAAATGTAGTAATTTCAAGCGGTTCAGTTGTCTCAAACCCTGTAGCAGTTCGTGTTGAGGGTACAGCAACATCTGTAAAGATCTCATTTGATAAAGATAAGTATCTTCCAGGTGAAGCAGCAACAATCACTGTACAGGTTCTTGATGCAACAGGACTTGCATTGTCTCCAAAGACATATTCAAACCTATTTGCAACTGGCGGTATCTCAACAAACTATGCATTTGGTGGATCTAGCGATGTACTAACAGCAGTTTCTGTAACAACAGATACAGCAACAGTTAAGACATACAAGGTCTTTATGCCACTTGTACAGAACACAGTTAAGATCTCAGCAACTGGTGGATCATCTCTTCCAGTAGCAGGTCAGGTTGTAGTTTCTGCAGAAGCAGTTGTTGAAGATTCTGCACAAAAGGCAGCAGTTGACGCAGCAACAGAAGCAGCAGATGCAGCAGATGCTGCTACAGCAGCAGCACTAGATGCAGTAAAGGCAGCAGATGCTGCTACAGCAGCAGCTCAGGAAGCATCTGATGCAGTTGCAGCGCTTTCAGCGTCTGTGTCTAAGTTAATTGCTGGACTTCAAGCACAAATTAAATCACTTGCAGCAGTAGTTGCAAAGATTGCTAAGAAGGTAAAGGCTTAATAGCTTAACAATAAGAGGGTCAGTCTTAGTGCTGGCCCTCTTTTTTGTTGCAATAAAATGATATAATAGTCTTAATAGTCATATCACCACTACGACTATAAGGAGTTAAAGATTAAAAGATTATTAAGATTAGCCTTAGTATTATCACTTGCTCTATTTCCCCTGCTTTTAGTAGTTGATAAAGCACATGCATTACCAGATTCTTACACTTTATCAGAGTACAATGCTGCCTTTAGTGCTGCTCAATCTGCCGTTGACAGTGCAACCGCAGAGGTTGCTATTGCTCAATCTAATGTAAATGCAAGCGCCGTTTACCATGAGACTTCTACCGCAACAGGCCAAGTTAATGTGGTTGTCAATGGTACTTTTGATAACGCCTCTGCCTGGTCAAGTATTGGTATGGGAGATAACAGTACAATTCTAAACTCTAATATTGCCAGAGTCTATAACGGCGTTCTTATTGGTTCTTACAACTATTTAGATTTCATTCTGCAAACGGGAACTTTTCCAAGCCCAACTAGACAAGTCACTTTTTCCTATGACATGTCCAATAACAACTTCAATGATGGGGCTAGGCCACAGGCTGATAAGTACAGAGTAGAGTTTCGTACTTACTCAGCTAATGGGACCAGACTAAACTATTATGACACACGTGATCGTAGTGATGTTTTTGGCTGGACTAACTTTACAAATACATATAATTTACCAGAAGATGCTGTGCGTTGGGATATTGGATTTCGTTTATCAGACAGTGGATATTGGAACGGTAACTTTGCTGGAAGTATTGACAATGTACGTCTAGTTACAGGGGCAACCACTGTGACACCTGCTTACACATCTTATGACCCAGCATTAGTAACTATATTAAATCAAAAGATAAGCGAACTATCTGCTGCTCAAACAGCTTTAGCAGCCATTCCACATCTTGCTATTAACGCACCATCTCAATTAGTGGCTACAGTAGATATCTCAACAATTACCCTTGATTGGAATGCCCCAGCTACAAATTTAATACCAGAACGCTATGCTATATCTTGGACTGATGGAACTGGTGGATGGGGTATCGCCACAGGAAATGTTGGTGACGCAAACGCATTAAACACCTCAATAGTTATTGATAAATCAGTTATAGCCTATACAGGTGGATGGGATAAAAACTACACTTTTAAGATTAGGTCTGACCATGACTCTGGTCGTATGTATTCTGCGTGGTCAAATGAAGTAACTGTAAACATTGTAGAGCCGTATACTCCAGCATCACTACCATTTGCATACCAGTATAGATTAGATGAGAATGCACAGATTTCTATATCTGCACCTTCAGGGAAAATGATTGAAACAATAACTGCATGGTATGGAGATCCAAATGACGGTAACTACGGCGCATTAGTAACTGATACATTGACTTCATTAAATAGCGGAGAAACATCCACAGTTATTTCGGCTACAAATGATGTATTTGGAGATCCAGTTCCTGGCGTAGGAAAGATATTAATATTTAATATTTCATATATAGATTTGCCTTATTCAACTCCTCCAGTGATTGTTGTTATACCTTCAGAAACTAACACAGTAACTACTCCTAGTGAAACAACAACTGTAACAACGCCTGTGCCTAGTGAAACATCAACAGTGACAGCACCAACTGGACCAACTGAAGCAGAAATTGCAGCACAGGTTGCAGCACAAGCACTTGCACAGCAAGCAGAAGCAGCAAGAATACAGGCTGAAACTGCAGCATTGATTGCAGCCCAAGCAGCAGCAGCCCAAGCAGAGGCTGAAAGAATTGCTGCACTTCAAGCAGCACAAGAAGCAGAAAGAGTTAGGGCAGAAGCAGAGGCAAAAGCAGAGGCTGATCGTATAGAAGCAGAAATTGAAGAAGCAAGAATTAAAGCAGAAATAGAAGCCAAGGCAGAAGAAGATCGCATTGCAGCAGAACTTAAGGCAGCTGAAGAGAAAGCAGAAGCCGAAGCAAAGGCAGAGGCTGAACGCATAGAGGCAGAGCGTATAGCAGAAGAAGAAAGAATTGCGGAAGAGGCAAAAGCAGAAGCTGAGCGTATAGCAGCAGAAGAAGAAGCTATTGCAGAAGCAAAAGCAAAAGCAGAGGCTGAAGCACTTGCAGAAGAAAAAAGAATTGCTGAAGAAGCAGAGGCAAAAGAATTAGAAGAAGAAAAGGCTGCGGAAGAAGAAGCAAAGGTAGAAGAAGAAGAATTAAATGAGATTATTAAAGATGCTGAAGATGGTAAAGAATTAACTGAAGAGCAAAAGGAAGTTGTCGTGGCAGCACTAATAGAAGATCTTAAGCCAGGAGAATCAATTTCAGCAGCAGAAGTACAGGCATCTGGAATTTCATACGCAGATCTTCCACCAGAAACACCAGTAGAACTACGCACTGACGAAAATGGAAACGCACTTGTTATTACTGCTGAAGTTGCTGCAAACATAGAATTGGTTCAAGACCCAGGGGCATTATTAGAAGCAGCATTTACTGATCCAGGAGCAGCTTTAGCAGCACTTGGAAGTATTGGTGCAGACATGACAGAGGCAGAAAGAGAAGAAGCTACAGAGATGGTGGTAGCAACAGTAGTAGCAGCAGGAGCAGCAATTAATGCAGCAGCATCTGCTGCAGGTGGAGCAACAGGTGGAAGCACAGGTGGAGGAAGTTCTGGCGGAGGTGGTGCATCAGGTGCCAATTCACCAGGTTCAAGAGGAGGAAGAAAATGGTAAGAATACTAAAGAATATAGTTAAGGATCTAATAGACCAGGCATGGACTCTCCTTGGAATGTTTATTGCCTGGGTAGTTTTGGACGGAAGTGCAAAGACTATAGTTGGATACGGAATCATAGCAACCACAGGTCTATGGATATTAACTAGTCCTTTTAGAAACAAAGAAGAGTAGTATAATACAAGATATGAAGAAAATATTATCTATCGTATTTGCTGGAGTGCTCTCTGTAGCCCTAACTTCATGCGGTATGCTAGAAAATAGATATCGTTATGAGTGCCATGACCCAGCTAACTGGTATAATAAAGAGTGTAATCCACCAGTCTGCTTAGCAGATGGATTATGCAGTAAAGATATACTTGGTTTTGATCCTTTGGAGGGTGGCGTAAGTGAGTAAAAAAAGATATACATCAGATGAACTAGATGCACGATTAAAGTTTTTCCTTGGAATGACATTAGGAACAATCCTTTTGTTTACAACAATGGGTATTCTATATGCCCTTGTTTTAGTAACACAACCAATAGGTGAGCAGTCAGAAAATGATAAAATGTTTTTCAATGTTTTGTCATCTGTAGCGACATTTATTACTGGCACACTTGCTGGTATTTTAATTGGTAAAAATGGCGGAAGCTCAGAAGTTACACAAAATACTGAGACATATGAACAACAGTCTATTCAGACATCTGCACCTACTGTAACACAAGCAGTAGATGATCTTGATGATCTTGATGATTTTATTGACTAAATAACACATTGCTTGACACTATATGGGGTAGCTGGTATACTTAAAAGTAATCA